TGCGCAGCAGCGGTGCTGAGAGCAGACGCTGGAGTCGGTGAAACGCTGGCAATACGCGGCGGTCGAATGACGAAGCCAGAGGAGCCGAGGTCGGTCTGGTACTCGCTCGGGCTTCCGGAGAGCTCCTGCTCGTCGCCCACCGAGTCCTTGTAGCGGATGTACTCGACCGAGACGAGCGGCGGGTAGGGCAGCTCGATCGGCGTATCGGAGTCCGGGAAGGCGTCCATTCTGTGCTCCATCGTCCGCCGCACCAGAGCCCGCCCTGTGATCTGCTCGGCCTTGATCCGCATCGCCGTGATCAGCAGCAGGATCACCGCGTCGTCTGTCTCGTTGTCGTCGTCGATCTTCAGCCAGAGCCTTGCCTCGGCGAGCGTCACCGGCTCGTTCGCCGGCGCCGTGAGCTGGATCGTGTGCTCGCGGATCATTTCAGCTTGACCGGCTCTACCCTACGGTCGGAGACGTCAACGCGCGGAACGAGTTTTCCGCGCTCGCCCTGCTTCACGGCGAGCACCCAGTCAGGAGACCCGTTACCAGGCCGGACCCTTGTAGCCTCGGCCTGGCAGTGCCACGTCGAGCCGGCCCACGTCACCTCGTCGCCCTTCAGGTACTCTGTCTCCGAATTGTAGACACCGCGATAGATCGAGGAGCGCCCGATCCGCGTGATCGCCTTGACCTTGCCGCTCGTGTAGTAGGTCCGCTTCTCGATGTGCCGCCCCTCGTCGCGGTAGTCCTCCTCCTCGGCGGCGATGCCCTCCAGGGCCACGGACCAGCCGGCGGCCGGGAGCGTGTTCTGGTCGAATCCCTCCTCGGAGAAGCCGTCCGTCTGCCGGATCGAGACGATCATCCCGCCGCGGTAGAGCGCCCAGGTGCCACTCGGGTAGGACTTCGCCAAGTCGATCCCGACCAGCGGGACGATCGCCGCGGCATCCTTGCCGTCGGCCCCGTCCCTGCCGTCCCTCGGCCTCTCGATCGAGGCGACGGACTTCGCGACGAGCTCGGCGATCAGCCGGTGGACCTCGGCGACGTCGATCGACTTCCCTGGCTCCCCGGGGTCGCCCTTCTCCCCACGTTCGCCCTTCTGCCCTGGCTCGCCGCGCGCCCCAGGATCGCCGGGGAGGCCCTTCTCGCCACGTTCCCCCTGGTCGCCCTTGAGGCCCTTCTCGCCCTGCGGGCCGCGGGCGCCTTCCGGCCCCGGGAGCCCTTGCTCTCCACGTTCGCCCTGGGCGCCCTGTAGGCCGCGCTCGCCAGCCTCGCCGCGCTCGCCCTTGGCGCCGGGCTCCCCCTTCTCTCCGCGCTCGCCTGGCGCGCCCTGGGGGCCTTGCGGGCCTATCGGGCCGGCCTGCCCAGCCGGGCCTTCCGGCCCCTGGTCCCCCTTCGCCCCTTGCTGCGGCGCGGGAATCGCGGCGAGCTTCCGGTTGAACTCGGCGACCTCGGCGGCCAGGAGCCGCTCGAACCGGGCGCCGTATTCCTTGACCGCCCGGACGATCTCGTCGGCGATCGCCAGCGTCTCTTTACGCATGGAGCCCCTCCTTCACGCGCGCGAGCAGCGCGCGCATCTCCTCCTCCGCGTCTACTTCGTCCCCTTCCGGCTCCGCGGCCGGTACGGCAGGGGTGGCCGGCGCGGGCTTTGGTTGTAGCTGCGCCTTCAGCTCCTGGGCGTGGAACTTCTCGAGCTCCGGCAGCGGCCAGTTCTGCTGCTGCATCATCGGCTGCGAACCACCATCCACGGGCGGAAGATTCTCGCTCCCCCTGGCCTCGTTCGGCGCGAGCACCCCGGACTTGGTCCCGATCTCGTATTTCTCGTAGCGGGCCTTCGGATCAAGGCGCGTCAACTCCTCGACGTCGAACTTCACCTCGAGGTCGCTCGGCAGCGAAAGCCCTTCGTCCAGCAGCAGCTCCGCCGCTTCCATGTAGGGATAGAGCGTCGTGTCGTAGTATTCCTGCTTCATTGCCGGGTCCACCTTCACGTCCTCTTGCGCGGCGACCTTGTAGAGCGGAACCCCGAAGGCCCTGCAGACGTCCTGCACCGACCAGCCCAATTGCTCGACGAGCTGCGCCTGATCCGCCGGCATCGTCAGCGGCTCGAACTTCAGGCCATCCCCCGAGACGAAGATCCGCCCGAGTTTCGCCCCACCGAAGCCTTCCTCGAACTCGCGCTTCAGCCTGTCGGCGGTCTCCGGAGCGATCCTCCCGGGCGCGGTCAATTGCCCGCTCGGGCGGCTCATGTTCTCGAAAAACTTGGAGGCGTTGGTCTGAATCTTCCGCCCTTGAGTCCCGGACATCGCCGCGGCGTAGATGGGCGGAATGCCCAAGAGCCGATGATCCAGGCAAGGCGCCCGATCGTGCATGATCTCGGAGGACGGAACGCGAATCTTCCCCCCGACCCCTGATAGCGGGTCCTCCTGCACGTCGTAGTAGACCTGCCCGTCCGGACCCACCAGGGCTTTCACCCGCCCGGCATCCAGGACGTGCATCGCGGTCACTACGTTGCGCTCGTCGCGCTCCTTCAGGACGTAGGTGTTGCCGGCGATGAGCTTCGAGAGCATCCAGCTCTCGATGAACTGCATCCGCGTCTGATACCCGTTCGGCTTCCTCAGTACCGGGGAAAACGCCGCGGAGCTCGTCTCGAGCCAGACCCCCGAATTTTGAAGCCTGCGGAGCAGGAGCCGAATCTTGGCGACGTCCTGCGAGATCAACCGCAGGCAGGCATAGACGGCCGAAAATGCGGTGAGCTGCTGCGAGCCGTCCAGCACAAGGTTCCCTTGCCAGGAACCGCCGAAGGACTCGAATATGGTCCCGAACTTCGACTGGAGCGTGTACGTAGTCCCGATCGGCGTGACGGTGTTCTGGTCGGTCTGCTTGGTGAACGGGATGCGCCAGCCGAGGATTTTCAAGCCTTGGCCCTCATGACCCTGGTGCGGTACTGCTGCTTGGGAAGTCGCAACGTCTCGCGCTTCGGTTGCTCCGGGGCGCGAATCCAGCCAAGGCGCCCGAACGGCGCGATGTGCTCGTCGTCGATGTCGAATGCTTCGCCTGCAAGGATCCGCCGGCCGCGATACTGCAACTCCTTGGTCGCGATGACTTTTTGCACGGAGCCCCCCTTTCCGGAAGAAAACCGCCCGACCCGCGAGGGCCGGGCGGCCCTACTCGACTGCTACGGCTTAGACGTACGCCGCGGTGCGGATGTACTGGCAGGCCTGGCTGCGGGCCTTGGTCCAGTTGACGTGCCGGACCGCCTTGATCGCGATCGACTCCGTCTGGAACATCGACACCAGCGAGGCGCCGGCCGCCGTGGCGGTGGACTTCTGCGAGCTCGAGTCCACCATCTCCACGCTCACCTGGTCGCTCGCCTCGACGCTCGCCGCGCCGTCGTCCGCGAGGAAGACCTCGTTGGGCTGGAGCAGGATGAGCATGTTGTCGAAGTTCGGCGAGCCGGAGGTGTCCGCCACCTGGGTCGTGAACACCGGCCGCCCCATCAGCGTGCCGCCCGTGGGCGTCATGCCGGGGAACTGCGGGTTGCCCAGGGACGTGACCATCAGCGAGAGCGCCTCGGCCAGTTCCTCCTTCATGATGACCACCGCGCCGTTGAGCGAGATGTTCGCCGCGTAGAAGGCCGTGGTCATGTTCTTCCAGTCGGCCTTGAACGCCGCGTAGTCGGTGCCGGAAGCGAGCACCGCCGTCGCCCCGTAGGTGAGCGAGGCCGGCTTGATCGACGTCTGCCCGCCGTTGTTCGGGTCGATCAGAGCGGTGTCCGCCGTCTCCTGGCACTCGCGCGCCAGGTCATTGCGGATCATCAGCTCCGCCGAGGGACTGGAGAGCATCGCCAGCTCCTTGGTGATGACCGACAGGGCGCCGACCTTCGTGATGCCCAGCGACACCGAGGTGCTCGCCGAGGCGCTCGCCGGGATCGCGATACCCTGCCCCACCCAGTAGCCGGTCGTGCCGGTGGACTGCCCGCCCACGCGCACGTTGAACGGCACGTTGCGCCAGCCCTGGATGCGGCCCAAGAGCGTCATCGGGCGCAGGAACTCGATGAACTCCGAGGCGATGTTCTGCGCGTAGGCGAGCTCCGCCAGCGCCGTTGCCGTGGTCGAGTCGCCCGCGTTCACCGCCGCCTTCATCGCCAGCGGGACCTCGGGGGCCGTGTCCATCCAGCGCCGCTCGGCGCGGTAGATGTCCTCCGGCGCGATGAAGCGGCCCTCCTTCTGGAGGTACTTCGCGCGCGCCACGCACAGCGCCATGCGTGCGAACTTCACGCCGGGCTCGAGCTTCGCCGGCTGCACGCGGATCGCGTCGTAGGACGGCCGCGCCTTCGCCTCCGGCTCGACGGGCTTCGCGGCAGCCGCGTTGAGCTTCTCCGCCGCCTTCAGGCGCGCGATGTGCTCGTCGATCTCGGCGATCTCCGCCTCCAGGCCGTCGAACTCCTTCTTCTGCTCCTCGCCCAGGGTCTCGCCCTTCGCGGACGATTCCTCGGCGAGCTTCTGCATTGCGGCG